TATTTTGAAAATGGGAAGAACGCTGAATATGAGGGCGTCCGGTTTATCCGATGCCCTGCCGAATATAACAGCGCGGTTACCTGCAATAATTGCGGCGGGGATAAAGCCCCGTTATGCGCCCGCCTTGACCGGTCTTTTGTCGTGACCTTTACAGCGCACGGGGCAGGCAAGCGCAAAGCCGGAACCAGTGAGCGCGGCGGATGTTATGCGGACGGGGGCAACGTCAATATACATTGGCAGAACACCGCCAAGCAAGAACAGCCGGAGACGGACGCGGAACGGTTGCGGGCTTTTGTTAAAACCCTGCCATCCGGAACCGTCCTGCGTCACCATGTGGCCGGTGATATCGGGCAGGAATAAACCCGCCCCCAGACCATGCCCGCCCCGCCCTAATCCGGCGGGGCTTTTTTATGGGGTTTGACATTTATCTGATATTATCCCATATTATCCCAAGGCGGCCGGATTGGCTGGCCGCCGGAAAACTACGGGAGACTATCCAAAATGGAAAATCAAAACTTTATTCCAGCTGAAACCATTGACCCACGCGATGCCGAAATTGAAAGCCTGCGCCAGCAGGTGGCCAGCGCGGACGCCGCGGCAACCCGAAAATCACAAGAGTTGGACGCTATTTTGTCCCCGCTCTTTTCCGCGCTAGAGCCCCGCATTGAAGCCCTAGCCGAAGAGGTGGCGCATAGGGTGGCCGGTGATGCGGCGCGGGAAGAAATCGAGAATTTCAATATTTCAGATTTTGAATATGAGATTGGCGAGATGATCGACGAGCGGATCCCAGAACGGGAAGACGAAGACGAACAGCGCGAAGCCGTCGAATCCATCGTGAAAGAAGTTCTTTCAGGCGCAACAGTCACAATCGACATTTAAGCCCCGCCAGCAACCGCAACCCGCCCGCCGGTAGTGACATACCGGCGGGCTTTTTTATGCCCGCTAGCGGGCTTTATATCGCGATTATTTAAGAGTTAAACCCGCCCCGCCCAGCCTGCCCCGCAATCCCTGAAACCTACCGGCGCACCGCTGGCCGTGACCGGCGGGCTAACTTTTCCGGAAAGTTAGCCGCGACCGGCAGGCGAACCGCGAACCGCGACCGGCTGGCCGTGATCCGCGCCCCGCTGGCCGCGACCGGCGACCGGCGGGCAATCGTTAGGGGCCCCTGAATATCGGGTCAAAAACCGCAGAAATCCGCCAAAAATCCGCGATCCGCGCGCCGCCGCCCGCGGCTGACGGGACGGGAGCAAGGGCCATGTTTCTCGCAAATAATTATGAGAAAAATGATATGAATGTTTCACGTGAAACATTGCCTATTTTTTGTGCAATAATTGAGGGCTTGTTAACTGCTTAAAAAATGTGCATATTTATGCCTATAATTTATGCAACTTAGGGTCCCCCGATGGATGTATCCGATCAGGAGTTAAAGCTTCGCCTGCGACTCGCTCAAATTGAGAAGAATGAAGCTTGTCAGAATGAATTTTTGACTTTTGTAAAATCTATGTGGCCAGAGTTTATTGCTGGCCGACATCATAAAATCATTGCAGAAAAGTTAGAACGTGTAGCTAAAGGCGAGTTAAAGCGTCTGATTATCAACATGGCCCCGCGTCATACGAAATCAGAGTTTGCGTCTTTCTTGTTCCCAGCTTGGATGATGGGCAAGAACCCGCGGATGAAGATTATTCAGGCGACGCACACGACAGAGCTTGCGGTCAACTTTGGCCGTAAGACAAAAAATCTTTTAGATAGTGACGAGTTCAAGGAGGTGTTTCCGGATGTTAAATTGGCTGCGGACAGTAAAGCTTCTGGTCGTTGGGACACTTCTGCTGGCGGGATGTATTATGCCGTTGGCGTTGGATCAAACCTCGCGGGTCGTGGTGGCGACTTGGTAATCATTGATGACCCGCATTCGGAACAGACGGCGATGTCTGCGAACGGGTTTGACGATGCTTGGGATTGGTACACTGGGGGCCCCCGACAGAGGCTCCAGCCGGGTGGGTCGATTGTTTTGGTCCAGACCCGGTGGTCAGAAAAGGATATGACGGGACAGCTTTTAAGGGCGATGGCTAAAGACCCCCTAGCTGACCAATGGGAAGTTGTGGAGCTTCCGGCTATTTTTGAAGATGGCAAACCGTGCTGGCCGGAGTTTTGGTCTTTGGAAGACCTGACCGCGGTCAAAGCATCTATCCCGCCCAGCAAGTGGAATGCTCAGTATCAGCAGAACCCGACCGGTGAAGAAAACGCGATTATCCCTCGTGAGTGGTGGAACAAGTGGGAAAAGGACAGCATACCTAACCTAGAGTATGTCATTCAGAGTTATGATACGGCCTTTAGTAAGCGCGAGACGGCTGACTTTAGTGCGATAACAACATGGGGTGTGTTTCGTCCAGAGGAGGCAGGGGGGCCTCCGGGACTAATTTTGTTGGACAGCAAGAAGGACCGGTGGGATTTTCCGGAGTTGAAGAAGGAGGCTTTGGAGCAATATCAATACTGGGAGCCTGATACGGTAATTGTTGAGGCGAAAGCTTCTGGTTTGCCGTTGACGCAGGAATTAAGAAACATGGGAATACCTGTTGTTAACTTTACGCCGAGCAAGGGAAATGATAAGCTAACGAGAGTTCACTCTGTGTCGCCTCTTTTTGAGTCTGGCATGGTTTGGGCCCCCGACACCGTCTTTGCTGATGAGATGATAGAAGAGGTGGCGGCATTTCCAAACGGGGAGCACGACGATTTGGTTGATAGCATGACACAGGCATTGATGCGTTACCGTCAGGGTAACTTTGTTCAACTGCCTAGTGATGACTGGGACGAGTCGGATGGTAACGTACAAGTTAGGGCTTATTATTGATGGGTGATTCTGCGGTAAATCTTGGGGCGGGCGGAACTGATTTTTCAGGGAGGTCTATGGATGAAATGATGTTTGGGGCCAGCGACCCGGCAGCCGCGTACCGCGCAACACGGCCTTCGTATGATGAGACGGGTCAGGGTTATGATTACCGTGACGGGCGGTTTCAGCCTGCTGCCACGGAGGAGGGTTATAATTTAGAACTTACGGAGCCTGCTCGTAAACAGGGTCGAATTGCAGGAGAATTTGAGCAAGAGTTCAACCGGGCAAATCCTTACAGTCAGCTAGCGGACCCTATGTTTCCTATGTCTGACGTTGAAGCACTAGGGATGCTGGAGCAAGGCCAGCTTTTTGGTCCCGGCGCTATGGTGGGAAAACACGGTATTCATGTCCCTAGCCGCGTAAAAATCAACGACGACGGCACGGTAACACAAACTCCGATAGGGTTTCAGGACGGGGGCAATCCGGCGGTAGAAGAGGCGGGCATTATGTCCGCTTTGTTTGATCCGCGCATAGATTTGCCTAGTTCTAAGGAGCAGGGTCTTGTTCGTGAGTCGGCTCGTACTGGCAGCGAGGGTGCTGCTATGTATTATCCGGAAGGGTCCCCGACATTTGAACAGGTTTTGGAAGATCAGTACGGGTATCCGGATGTAGAGCGCGAGATATATGGCGCTAGCACTACGGCGCAGATGCGGGCGGAGCGTCCGCGGCATGACCTGCCGACTTATCAGGAGTTAGAAGATGCGCGGGCTCATGCGTTGCAGACAGCGTTGTTGGCCAAGGACATGGGTCCTGAGACGGCTACCAAGGTAGGCGGTCTGGGTGAGATGTTTGATCGTTATATGCCTATTTTGGGTACTGCGACGGATGCGGATGTTGTGATGGACAAGCGGAATAACGCTTTTGGGGCCCAGCTTTTGGCAAAGGCTGGTATAGATGCTACGCCGCAGCAGCTAACTAAGATGGTAGATCAGGCTGTTTTTGACCAGTTGGATGTAGTTTTGGGCCGTGAGCCGGGGGAGAGGCGCTTTAAGTCGCCGGACACGGGCATAGATATTTTCTTTCCGCGTGATGCACAGGGCTTTTTTGATATTAACAGGTACGACTAGGCCCGCGGCACACGCGTCTGGAAAAATAACCCGCTCTATGTTAAGTTAGGGCAAAGGAGACTGTAAATGGCACGTAAACCGATTGCTGGAATGGTGGATAGGAATGTTCCGTCGCAGCTTGATCCGGAGGATTTGGCGGCTGAAGTGGAGCTAGAGGTTCCGGGCAGCATGGACGACAACGTCGTGTCTTTTGAGGGCATGGCGGAAGGGATGGATATTGAGATATCGCCGGAAGAGGATGGCGGTGTCACGGTTGATTTTGAGCCAGCGGATCAGCGCGGCGAGAGTGATGATTTTTATACAAACTTGGCTGAGGAGATGCCTGAGAGGGAGCTTGGCCGTATAGCGGGTGAGTTGTTGGGCGAGTTTGATGCCAATAAGGCGGGAAGGCAGGACTGGGAAGATGCTTATGCTAACGGTTTGGAGTTGTTGGGGTTCAACTACGAGGAGAGGACCCAGCCTTTTAGGGGGGCTTCCGGGGTTACGCACCCGTTGCTTGCCGAGGCGGCTACGCAGTTTCAGGCGCAGGCGTTCAATGAGTTGTTGCCGTCCAGCGGGCCTGTGCGAACTGCTATTATGGGATCTGAAACCAGAGAAAAGCAGTCCCAAGCCCAGCGCGTAAGGCATTTTATGAATTTCTACATCACGAATGTGATGGAGGATTACACCCCTGACATGGACCAGATGCTGTTCTATTTGCCATTGGCGGGTAGCACATTCAAGAAGGTCTACTATGACGAGACTTTGGGCCGTGCAGTAAGTAAGTTTATTCCTGCTGAGAACCTGATTGTGCCGTATGAGACGTCAGATTTGGACACTTGCCCAAATATTACGCAGGTTGTGCGTATGTCGTTGAACGATTTGCGGAAGAAGCAGGTCGCAGGGTTTTATTTAGACGTGCCGGTTATTCCTGCACAGGCGGAAATGGACAGTGTGGCGGATGAGCTTGACCGTATTGACGGCACATCAGCTACGCAGATTGACTATGACTGCACCATTTTGGAGTGTCATGTTGATTTAGACCTTGAGGGGTATGAAGAGGTTGATGACGACGGTGAGCCGACAGGTATTAAAGTACCATATGTTGTCACCATCAGTCAGGACAACGGGCAGGTATTGGCAATTCGCCGAAATTACCGCGAGGATGACGAGTTAAAGCGCAAGATACAATATTTTG